CAGCAGATGCCGTGCCTTGCCAACGCACCTCTACGTAGGGCTGTCCAAACTCGGTGCCCGTGCCGGTGACGGTCATGGTGACGCCGGCGGCTGTCGCGCCAGCATTATTGTTAATCGGGATAGCCGCAAGGTTCGTTCGCGTCTGCGCTGCCGTAGCAAAGCCGAAATTGGCCTCGGCGTTGTCCGCCGAGCGCCGCACACGACAAGCCAAAGATGCAGCCGATCGCACCTGGCGCAGGCTGTATGCCGCAGCGGCGGTGATGCCAAGCTGGTCGAGGATGGGCGCAGGGCTAAGCCGCCTGCCGCTGCCGATTGAGAACAGCCGTGTTGCGCGAAGCCGCATCACACCAACTCCGTGATGCGAATGAACCCGTCAGTGGTCTCGCGCAAAACGCTGATCGCGGTGCTAGCGGGTACGTCGAAATCCAGCCGCTCGCCCGCGCCGATGTAGTGGCTCGTGGCCGTGGCCGTGCCCGAAATTGAATACCACGTGCCTTGGGTGGCAAACATTGACACCCGCCGACAGGTCGTGGTCAGAGTGACGGTGGCCGCGATGCCTGCTGTAGCCTGCACACGGGGAACGCCAGGCGTCCCAAGCGTGTCCACGGGCAGGAGGCCAGCAATAGCCTGGGCCGGGATTTTGGTGTTTAGGGCCGATAGCGTCGCGTCGGTTGCCGCCGCCGTGGCCTCGGTTGCCGCGCCGACTGCTGAAACGTTGACCGCTGCCGCTCGAAGCTGCGCATCCGTCAACGGCCCAACAACAGGCACCGCCCCGCCAACCAGCGCAGGGGTTTTGTCGTTGATAGCGTCCAGCGTGGTTTCGGTTGCCGCGTTATCGGGCAGCACGGAATCTGTTACCGTAACGCTACCGCCCGTCGAGCCGCCGCCGACATCAACGGGGTTGCCGTCGCCATCAACGATCCTGACGAGCGCGTTATTGATTGTGGGGGCTACGAAGGGCATTTTTCTACCTCATTGGCAAGCGGCGACGGCATCCCGCAGCCGGTAATAATCAACCACGCGCCACGGCCAGACCGTGCCGGGCGCGGCGGCGTCGAGTTCTTCAGCCAGCAACCTTTCTTCCGCCACCTGATAGGCGGGAAGCGGCAGAAAATCGCAGTTACCCGCCGTTGCGCCGCAACCGGTCAGCAAGGGAAGCAGGGTCAGAAGCAGAGCGATTAAGCGCATCGCGCACCGCCTTTCCAGTTTCGAGCGTGTCGGCCAGGGCTTTCTTGCGGGCCACGGACTTGCCAAAGGCGAAGGCCACCCACGCCAGGGCCACGACCGTAAAAACGATCACGCCCCCGGCAATTAGGGTTTCGGCCATGTCAGCCCTTGGTGAAGACCGCGACGGCCCCGGCGACCGCCGAGCCTACCGCGATAATCGCTTCAGCCTGTTCCGGCGAAAGCGAGACGCCGAAGGCCGTAACTATGCCGATCAGCCCTAGCCAAGTGCTGCGTTCGCCGAGGCGGTCGAGAAGGTATTTCATGGTCAGTTCCTTTCGGTCAGGGGTAAATATTATTGGGCAGTTGCCAGTGCGGCCCATCCTTGCGCCGCTTCCAATCGCCGCCCCATTCGACCGGCACACCTACTTGTTCGGCGGCGCGTTTGATGATCGGGGCGAGGCGGTGATAAAGGGGCCAATGCCAGGAAGGCTGGCCGTTATCGAGAGGCGTCAGGTCGACGGCATGGCCGGTGAGGTGGCGGCTATCGAGCGTCCAACTCGCCCCCTGCCTCACAAGCTGTTTCTGCCGCTCAAGCGTGCGGACGCCCTCAATAATCGTGAAGGGGATGGTCGTAATTGCCGCCGCGTGTTCGATCACGCGGATCAAGTCGGGGTTTACTCCGGTCAGTCGGCTGCGGTCGCGCTCGGTCAAGATCATGGGAATATCCTTTTGCCGACAGCAACAAAAAAATCAATCGCGCCGCTGCTTGCCAGCGCGCTCAGGAAGCCAACCCCACCGCCAACACTCGCTGCCACAGCGACAGGCTTCTTGCCTCCGGGACGCGCGCCTTCAAGAGCGGAAAGGCGCTCTTCGACATGTTCGTTGCCTTTAGTGATAGCGTCTAGCCTTGCTTCCATCAAAGCATTGCTGGCGGTTGACTGCATGGCGTAACGCTCTACCGATGCCGCTACAGTGTGCAGCGTCGTTATCGTCTCATCCATTCGATCTTCCATGCGCCCGCGCCACGCCGCTGCGTCGGCAAGCATAATCTGGATCGTCTGCAATCCATCACTCATGCCTAGTTCCTCGCTGCAATGCTGGTGGCCTGCCACCCGCCAGGAATGGTTTGCGCGGTCCAAGTGCCTGTCGCTCCAATTACCGCGAAAGTCCGCCCGGTATCGCCGATCATCGCAACGCGCCCGGCCTGGGCGACAATGGGGCTATCGGTATTAAACACATCGGAAGCGGCGGGCAGCGCGTTTGTCGCGGACACGGTGATACCCGCATCCGTCGTGTAACCGCTCAAAGCATCGAAATAGCTGTGCCCAACCACCGCGCCATTCAGGTAGGCAAACCCGCGATAATAGCCCGCCGTCAGAACCGATGCATTGCTTTGGTCGAACCAAGCAGACCCATCGGCAGAACGTGCAAACCCCGGAGAAGAGGCGTTGCTGGAGGGCCCGAACCAAACGCCGTTGAGGTGGGCAATTTGGAATTTTGCGCCGGACGCACCGAACGTTTTCACGGGGACCCACGCGCCGCCGTCCGTTGCCCGATAATACCAATCGGACCCGTTGGCGATGACCGACGCGCCCCCCTCCGTCCGCTCGAAACTAGCGGCGAAAGCGCCCAATTGAGCCGCCCCCACAAGCGTCCAAGTTGCGCCGCCGTTTGTGCTGGTGAGCACGCCGATATTGGTGCCGTCACCGCCAAGGGCCCACCATGCGCCAGCCCGCCAGCGCATGTGGCTGAGGGTCGTGTAGCCGCCCGGCAGGGTCGGCGTCAGGCTAGCCCAATTGATAGCATCCGGCGACCGCCACATGACGCCCGCGACCTGATCCCAAATCAGCCAACGATCCCCCCAGGCAACGCTATCGCCCTTGACGCCGGGGATTGCGGCCCAAGTTCCGCCCGCCGTCAACGCTCGCGCCGCGCCGGATTGGCTGACAACAACGAGTCGCTGAATGATCGAGTTATTAACGGTGATCGAAAACGCCCGGTCTGCGGAAGCGCCTAGGGCGCTAGTGGCGCGGGCCGTGAAATTATAGGTAAGTGCCATGTTGCGCCCCTAGGTGATCGTGATGGTGTAGGTGCGATAGCCGAAGCTGCCGTCGCCGGGATTCAAGGCAAAAACGGTAAACGAGTACGCGCCTGCTGCGTTGGTAGCTCCTACCGTACCGCTGATAAGGCCACCATTGCGTGCGACTGACAGCCCCCAAGGCATAACGCCGGAAGAGACCATGAAAACGCCCGTGACAGGGCCGATTGTCTGCGCGATGCTCACCGATGCGCCCACGGCGAAGCTGCCTAGGTTCGTTGACGCCGGGGCTGACCATGTGATCGTGTTCGGCGGTTCCGGGGTTGCGCCGCCGCCGACCTCAGCCGTCGTGCCTGTAATCGCTCCCGTGTCGCGGTTGAGCAGCAGCCCCCAGGGCAGCCCCCCCGCCTCGATAGCGTAGGACGCGGCCCCGGTCGCGGCGATGGATAGCGACGCAACGGCGCTTTCGTTGAGCGTCCCGAGACTGCCCGCCGCCGTGGTCCATGTCGGTGCCGGGCCGGGGCTGTCTTCCGCGCCGCCGATCAGGGCAAAATCGCCGGAGATTAAGCCCGTCGCCGGATCGAGAATGACGCCCCAGGGCAACAGGCCAGATCGAACCGTGTAGCTATCGGCCCCCGTAGCCGAAATATAGGCCGAGAAGCTACTGCCTTGAGCGCCACTCCCAAGACTGCCGGTGGCTGTAACCCACAGCGGCGCATCAGGATTGGGCGACGGCGTGCCGCTGATTTTATCGGCGACAATTGCCAGCCCCGGCGGAAGAGCCCCGGACTGCACGGCGTAAGCGCTCGCGCCCGTCGCCGTCAGCGCCACCTCGTAATAATCCGCCCACGCCGCGCCGGTAAGCGGCGAGGTTGTGACCCAGGCGACGGGCGATACGGCGGAAGGCTGAATGCGGGTTGCGATTTGCATGGCGCGCCCTTACGGAATATCGAGAATATGGAACGAATTGCTCCAATAGGGCGGCGTCGCCCCAGCGTAGCCGACGCCGATGAACCGGCGCCCGTTGGCCGACAGGCCGCTGATGCCGTGCCCACTCAGCAGCGGGCCAGTCATCGCAAACAGGTTCCCATCAAGCGAAACGGCGGCCTTAACGGCGGCGCTTACGGGCCTGCCCACAGCAACAACCGCATTCGCGTTCGCCTTAATTTTTGCGACGATGCCGTAGCTTTCCGGCGCGGTGATGAGGGACCAAGACGATATGCCCGCGTCGGTCGATTTCCAGAATTGCCCCGCCGTGGTGCCGGTGGCGAAGAAGGCCCCGAGGCCGTAATCGGCCTCAGCGAAACTTCCGGTCGCCGCGCTGACGAGCCCCCACCCGATACCGTCCGACGTGCGCAGATACTGGTTGCTTGACCGCGCCGACATGGCAACGCTAGGGCCGCAGGCGATTTGTGTGCCGCTGGGGGCCGCGACGCTAGAAACGCCGCCGACCGCCGACCACGAAAAACCGTCTAATGTGCCGGTCGAGCTATAGGACGACAGCGCGCAAAGCCGGTTAGCGAACTCCCCGAGCGCCTGCCACGAGTTGCCGCCGCCTGTCGCCGCTGGCCCGCTGTACCAGTTGAAATTGACCCCATCGGCGGTCGTCCAGAACACTGACGCGCCCATGCCGATAAACAGCCCTACTTTGCTGAAAAATTTAAAGCAGAGCACAGGGAAACTCGGGATAGGGAGCGACGTATAGGTCCAGGCCTCGCCATTGTCCGTCGATGTAGCCGCGAGGCCTGAATAGCCGCTGGGAGCCCCATTGCCGATTGCGACCCACCGCCCATTGCCATAGTCGATATGGGACCAGTTGGCGGGCACGGGCGCAGTGACGGCGCGCCAATCAAGGCTGCCCCCTCCTGTCACGCCCTGAATGCGGGTTGCAATCTGCATCGCCGTTTCCTTAGAAGCTCTTAATGCCGTCGATGCGTGCTTCACCGCCGTCATAGGTGAACACGTAGCGGGTACGGCCATTGGTGGCGCTATTGAGGGCCGGGGGGCTGCCGCCGGTCCATTCGAGCGTTTGCCCGGCGGGGGCTTGTAGGGTGAGCGTGCGCCCGCCTGTACCGTCCTGATCGACAATCAGCGTTTGCCCGCGCCACGTTCCCGCCGCCGCCGGGCGCACGTCCGCAAGCGTGACGGTGGCGTTGTTGGTGAGGCGGATATGATGGGTATTCACCCCAGTCGGCAGGGTGTAGGAACCAGAAACATCCACCCGCACCTGCTTGGCTTCGGTCTGATCGACAAGGCGCGGACGGGTGATCGTGCGCCCGGTCAGCAGTTCGGCCAGTGTGGTTTTGCCGAGCGCCCCGGCTGCCGTGCTGGTGGCGACAATATCGGTATCCGCAGGCGTTGCCCGCGCCGGAAGCGCCGGGAACAGGGCATTTGCCGTAATTTGCCCCGGCGTTCCATCCGCCTTCGCCACAAGGAAGTTAGCGCTGCTCGAGCCAAAGTCAGCGACCAGCGACGGCAAACCATCGGTTTTGAGCCCCACGGTCGCCGTGCCGCTGGCCGTGCTGACGGCGATACCCTTGGCACCATCCCCCGCAACTGCCAGAACCGCGCCGATACCGTTCAGGAAGTTGGCGCGGGTAACGCGGCGGTGCGTGCCGGAGGATTGATCGAACACAATCAGTTGATCGGCGTCGTCAATCGCCCCAACCAAAGTCGCAAGGCCGGAAATCGTCACATCCGGCCCGCTTTGTCCGAAAACGGTTGTGATCGAAGACGTGAGCGGGACCAGCACGAGCTTCCAATTGGCAAGCGTGCTGGCGGGCGTGGCGCTGAGATAATAGGTTTCGTTCGTGTCCAGGCGGCGGCACACGTCGCCCTTGACCGCCGACAGCGCCAACATTTCTGCCTGCGACGAGGCGTCGTAAGTGCTGCCGAACACCAGGGCCGGAAGATCGGACAGCGGAATTTTCAGGTCAGCGCCGCGCTGAACCACGCTCCCAACGCCGGTCGTATTGAGAACCGCCGCGGTCCCAAGACCCAGGGCCGTGCGCGCCGCCGTAACGTTCGTCAGATCGGAAAGGTTATTCGCCTTCAGCAGCGATTCCGCCGACGATGAAACGCCGAGCGTTGCCCGCAAGGCCGCCGCATCGGCCATGCCAAGCAGCGTTTTACCGAAAATGCTGGTCGTAATCGTGGCGACCGTCGCAGCCCCGGTCTTCTCGATGACGCCATTCCCGCTAAGGGCAGCAACGGCGGTGAGCAGACCTGGGATTGAGTCTAAATCGCCCCAAACGTGACGATGCGCTTCAGGCGGAAAGGTTGCAGGCGTGCCCGGAACCGGCCAGGACGCGCTACCGCCGCCACCACTGCCCGGCGAGTAACCGTCGCCGCCGACCTGCTGCCAGTTTGAGATAAGCGACGACGGCAGAGCGATGAGCTTATAATTCTTCTGGCCGGTCACATTATCGGCAGAATCGCGCGTTTCAACGATGCATTCATCGCCCAAATCCTGCGACTGGAGCGCCAGCATCTCGCCATTGCTACGAACGGTGGACTTTTGAACGTGAAAGAGATTGGTGGCGGCCATGGGTTATAATCCTTCCATCGGGGCGGGCATGGCGGGTTGCGGGCCGCCGGGGCGACCGGCCCCGCGTGGGGCGTTGCTTCCGCCCGCAGAGCCTTGGGCGGCGGGGTTTTTGTCGGCGGTAGAGCCTGCGGAATTTCCGGCTGAGAGCGCCGCACCCGCGTTAAACAGGGCGTTTTGGGCGATGACTGACGGGGTGCCGGGGTCGATCAATTCGGCGAGGTCCACATCGGGCGCGATACCCTCGCCAACGATTTCGGCAAGCTTGGTCGTGTTCAGCCCGCCGATTTGCAGCGCAAAGGGCATCAGCCGCTCAATTGCGGCGGCCTTGGCCGTTTGGTTCGGCATGCCGCTTGAGCCCGATTTGATCGAGAGTTGCAGATCGGCGACGATGGTTTCGGCGTCCCATTCCGGCCAACTTGCGCCCGGCCCGGCAATCTCGCGCGCCCGATCCGGGGACATATAGCGCAGCAGCAGTTGACCGCTCGCGCGCATGACCGCGCCTAAGAATTGGTCGAGCGCATCCATCTGCGAGCCGATAGAGGTTTGGCGGCTGCTTTCGGCCACGCCTACTTCGGTTGCCGTCGCGCCCGTCACAGGGCCGATATTGGCCTGTTGGGAGCCGACAGCGCGGCCAATATCGACCTCTGCCGTGCTCGTATCGTAAAGCTCGCGCGTGATCGGCACGTTCGGGAAGGACTGGATAATATCCGCAATCTTCGCGCCTTGGGCGATTTTGACGGGGATAACGTCATGGACGCCCGCGCCTGCGAGGCGCTTTTCCTCTTCTTCGTCAAACGCGCCCGTCGCCACGATCTGCCGGGGGCGATTTGCATAGCGGTGCTCGCGCACGCCCTGGCGCGATTCGTTGATGTCGCGCTGCATATCGCGCAGCAGGGTTACGTCGGACGGCGGGAAGATGTGGTGATCGTCAACAATGTCGTTGAAGGTCAGCGCGCGGTACGGGAAAAAACCTTCGACCCGCAAGGGGGCGGCAGGCGCGCGCAGGTAATCGCGGTAGCCCTCGCACACCGTTTCGACCGTGCCGCGCTGCCGGTCCCATACCTCGTAAACGCAGGCGGTCGCATGGTCGCCATCGATCTGCTTATCGTTTTCGCTGTAGGTCGGCTTGCCGTCGATCTGGCTGTAGGAATAGCTGGCGAACTCGCCCGCTTCCAAATCGACGCCATAGATCCCCTTAATCTCGTTCTTGGTCAGGTAGAATTTTTCCGCGACCCAGCGCGTGCCCTGCCAGCCTTGCAGGCAGCGGGTTTTCGGATCGGGGATAATCGCGGTCGGCGACGGCCAAGTGTAAATTAGCCCTTCCGGCTCAACAAACCCGCCATCGCCTTCAAAGGAGGCTGACAGGCTGTTTTGTTCGGCCTGGGTTTCGTCGGCGTCCGCGTCGTCGGGCAAACCTTCCAGAATCGCGGCGCGTTCGGGCGCATCCCCCAAGACCGCATCGGGTTCGGGGCGAACTTCGCCGGGGCGGTGGAAGCTGATTTTGCAGTAGCCGACGCCGCAGGTTTGCACCGTTTGCACGGCGCGCTTGGCGTTATCCTTGAACTGCGGGTAGGTGTTATCGAGGTGATAATTTTGGACGATCAGCAGGGACCGCGCCACACGATCAAGCGCCTTGCGTCGCAAGAACACCTGTTCGGCCTCGGACAGCAAGGCTTGATCCATCGGATCGGGCGGGTAGTTCAGCGCCGCATTTTCTGCCGCGCGCTGCTTGGCTTCCTGCAAACTGCTGGCCTCACCGTCCCAGGTGATCGTATCCATCTTCGGCTGCCGGGAAACCGCGACCTTTGGGTTCTTCGCGTAGAGGGCTGCCGTGCGCTCGTGAATTTGGCGCAGCACCATATTGACCCGGTAAAGCTGGGTTTCGCCTTCCCACTGTTTGCCGCGCGCAAAGGCTTGATCGTCCAGCATTTGCTTGAACGATTTCTCGAAGTGCTTTTCCGCCGACTTAATATCGGCAAGGCGCTTTTTGACGGCGGTTTCGTTGGGGGTTGGGGTTATGCCGTCCATCGCATCACCCCGCGCGTTTTAGCGGCTTCTTCGCGCTTTGCGGCCCATATGGTCCAATGGATCGACCCGACCGGCGGCGGCTCGTTATTGGTGTTGGCCGGGCGCGACGAGCGGATAATTTGCCCCAAGGCAAGACCGATCAGCGACAGGGCCGCGACGAAATCATCGTGCTTGGCGTTCGGGAAGGCCATGATTTCACCGATAGCATCGGCAAGCCACGGCTCGCCCTGCGGGAAGCGCACGCGGCCTTGGTCCATACGCCCATGAATGGCTTGGGCGCGCGCCTCAATATCCTTGCCTTCGCGGATCGGATCGACCACGCACCACGCATCCTCTTCGCGCATGCGTTTATCGAGGAACGGGCGGAAGGTTTTGAAGATGTTATCGTCAGCCGGGAACCAGCGTAGGGGATTCCAGCGCTTAATGAGCCCAAGCATCCGTTCGGACGCTTGTAGCGCCTCTTCCCGGCCCCACCAGCAATCAACGATCCAAACGTCGTCACGCTCATCGACGCCGAACACGATGAAGCACGAGGCGTCGCGCTGCGGGTCTTTGGTGACGGCATGGTCGGACACGCCATAATAGCGCAAGCGCTTGGGCAGGTGATCCCGCCCGTAGGTTTTAACCATTTCCTTGCGGAAGTACGCGCCTTCCTCCGGCGCGGGGCGCTGCTGGTAGAGCGAGATAAAGCCACGCGGATTGGTGCGGCGGATACCGTCCAGGCGCTCGAAATCGTACCATTTCGGCCATAGCGGCGTGCCGATCCCCCGCCCCAGCGGATCGCCTGCTTCGGCGAGCGCCGGGAGATTGACCACATGCCAGCCTGCCGCCAAATCCTCAGGCACATAGGCGGGGTTCAGGATGCGACCGACAAGATCATCCTCGTGCCAGCGCGTAAGGACGATGATAACCGCCCCGCCCGGCATAAGGCGCGTATCGGCAACGTCGAGAAACCAGTTCCAGACCTTCTCCCGATTGGTTTCGCTGTCGGCCTCTTCCCGGCTTTTGATCGGATCGTCAATCACCAGCAAATCGGCACCATAGCCAGTGGCCGACCCGCCGAGACCGGCGAACAGCATTTCGCCGCCGTCCGTGGTGCGGATATGGTCGGCGGCCTTTGCCGATGGGTTTAGCTGGAAGTGCGGGAAGACAACGCCGAAGGATTTTTCCTTGAACAGCGCCAGCACGTCGCGGCCAAAATCGCGCGCTTTTTCTTCGTTATAGGCCCCGACAATCACCTGCTTATGGGGGTTGCGGCCCATAAACCACGCGGGCAGCAGGCGCGTTGTAAGCTCGCTCTTGCCGTGGCGCGGCGGCATGGTGACGATAACCCGCGTTTTGCGGCCCGCCTCAACATCCATCAACACATCGGCGAGCAGCTTGTGATGCGGCGCGATTTCATAGCGGGTCTTATGGGGATTGTCCGGGTCTTCCCGGTCGGGGCGCATATATTCGGCAAAGCGCAGCAGATCACCCCGCGCCTGCATGCCGACATGGGCGTGCTCAAGCACCAGCCGCATGCGCGCTTCCTGCGCCGCCGCCGCAGCGGTCGCCTTCTCTTGCTCCGATTTCAGCGGGCGGCCCATTAGCGGATCACCAGATAAAGATCGGCCTGCGCGCTAATCGAGCGCAGCTTGCACCAGTTCGGATGAACCGGCTGGCCGACGCGCACCTGGATTTGACCTAAGAGGCCGATCAAGTTCCATTCGGGGCGTTCGGCACGCGGCACATACGGTAGGCTGGCGTCGTAATCCGGGTTGATCGCCCAGGTTTCGATTTCGACGCTTTGGGTAATGTTCGGGTTCCCGTTAACCGGCTGTTGCACGGTCGCGGGCACTAGAATCGGCTCGCCAAAATCGTCGGTCACATATTTCTTGGACCAATAGCCAAGATCGGCGTTGCCGATGATCGCGCCGCGCGTATTCCTGGGGCGCGTGACGCCCTTGATTTTGGCGGGGTCATCGCTGGCCGTGGCGACGCGCACGAGCCCATCACTACCCACGACAACCGGATAGCCCACACCAAGATCACCCGCCGCTTCCATCCATTCGGCAAAGTCGGCAGCCGCAATGGTGGTATTGATTGCCATGACATTGCCGAGCATATCGACGCTGAAAGCGAGCGTGCCGCCATCGCCGGGCGCGGGGACGCTATTGGCGCAGCGGATAAAGAATTTGCCTGAAGCACCCGCGAGCGGCCCGCTGCTTTCAATGGCGGTTTGGAAGTTTTGCGTACCGGTCCCGGCGTAGAGCACGAAAAGCCCGTCGCCACTATTCGCGCCGACCGAGCCATTGTTGACGCCAAGCTGATCGCCGTCCCAAGTGGCCGTACCCGCGCCTTGGGTATAGGCGATTTGGTTGTCCTTGCTGAATAGCAGCGCGCCCGCCGTGGCGGTCCCGGCGTATACATCCGGCGTGTCGTTTAAGGAAATGAAGGTTTCCTTGACCGGCGGCACCAGGGCGATGATTTCATCGACATTTGAAAAAGCAGCACTGCCAAGGTGACGGAATAGGACCACTTCCGCTGGAAGGCCAGGGCCGCGCGTGAGGTGCGGGCCAACATTATGCGTTGCTGCCGTGCCAAGCCCTAAATTGGTGCGCGCCGTTGGTTTATCGGGCACGTCCGACAGGTTGAGCGCGCGCTGAAGAAAATCCCCGATTCCCTTTAGCGCCGCGCTGCCCAGAAGCGGGCGCGTCATGCCGATGATAACCGTCCCGTCGAGCGCGGTATGGCTGAGGAGGACGCGGGTTAGACCGTCGTTGATCGATGGGGTTGGCATGGGCTAACTCGCTGCGCGGAAATATTCGACCATGACCAACTCGCCATTCGGCGGGGCACCCGCGAGCGCAAGCGACGTGCCGGTGATGGTGAAGGCCGAGGGGATTTGCTGGACGCCGCCAATGGTGACGGATTGGAAGGACGCGGGCGCGACGGCGGCGAAGGCGAGCGTGAAGCTGTTGGCCGTGCCGTTGGCCGTAAAAATCTGGCGAACGCGGCGGTTCAGCAGTTGATCGAGCAGGTTATCGACGCCCAGGAAGGCACCGTCGCCAAGATCGCCAAAGCGCGGGATTTGATCGTCTGCGCCCCGCCCTACAGCGGGCGGCGTGGGCTTAACATCATGGGTTGCGGCGGTGCCAAGGCCCAAATTGTCGCGCGCCTCGACAACATCTTCCACGTCCGAAAGATTGTTGGCGCGCAGCAGAAAATCGCCTTCGTCCAGAAATGCCGCCGTTCCGACCGGCGGGTACGTCATCCCAGGGACGGTTTTTTGCGAGAGCTTGACTTTGGTTAAGTCAGTCATCGCTTAGCACTCGCAGCATTCGGCTTCGATGATGACCGAAGCGGGCAGCGGCAAATCCCAGAAGTAGCGCACCTCAACCGGCACATCGGCGGGAGGCGGCGAGACAAAGCGCAATTCGCGCCCGACAATCGAATAGGCCTCGACGTGCTGGGTGACGCCCGAGACCGAAACCCAGCCCCAAGGCGCATCGGGCAATGCCCGCGAAAGCTGGAACGCGCTTTTCACGCCGTCGCCAGTGAAGCGGTCTAGCGGAATATCGCCATCGAAATAGCGGACCTCGACAATTTGCCCGCTGGGAACCGGCCCCGGGAACACGAGGCTGGTCATGCCGGAAACAAGGAAACTGCCTTCGGTTTGAACCGCGCCCGCCACCGTGACGACGGCTTGCCGGGCGCTGGGCAGCGGACGGCTGAGGGTGAAGGTGCTTTTGACCCCATCGGCCAATTCGCTGAACACATAAACGAGCCGTAGAACCTTGCCCTGACCGTTTTCAATGCGTTCGACCATGCGCAGCAGCAGCGCATCGATCACCCCGCCGCGCATCTGGTCCATGCCGATTGCACCGCGCGCAACCTGCCCATCGTCGGCTTGAATTAATTTCAATCGCTCGCCGGTTTCATTGACGGTCTTGCGGACCGCCGCGAACTCGGCATCGACCTTTTGCCCAGGCAACGGCGTATTCGGGTTGGTGTTGCCAAACCGCTCGAAAGAGAATTGCTGCGTCACGGGGGCCGGATGCGGCATTTTTATCGCACCTATTGCAAATATGATGCGAGCATAGTACGAATATAACATCTATTTTGCAACAGGTGTTGTTCTTATGCCACAAGATGACCCTAATCAAGCGCCGGTAGAGGCCCCGGAGCCCCAGGCTCAAGAGCCAGCCGAGGGCAGTATTGCGGCGACGGTGAACGCGGTTTTGGATGGCGAGTCTGCCCCGGCAGCCCCGCAAACGCCGCTCGACGCCGTGAACGCCGCGCTTGAGGAAACCTCAACTGAGACGCCGGAAGCGCCGCCCGTTGAGCCTGCGCAACCCGAGGCCGAGGCCGCCCTGGAGCTTGCCCCCGAACAGCAGGAATGGCGCGCGGCGCACCAAGAGCTTCAGCAGTTCAATGAGGCGCTGACCCAGCGCGGCTTGACCGGCGATGATTTGCGCTTGGGCGTCGATGTGATGACGGCGATTAAGAGCGGCGACCCGGCCAAAGCCCTGGCGATGCTCAAGCCGCTGGTGGAAAGTCTGGAAACGGCGGCGGGCGAGGTTCTGCCGCCATTTTTGCAGCAGGCCGTTGACGAAGGGCAGATCGTGCCAGAACTGGCCCAGCAGCTTGCAAAGCAGCTTGCGGGCGGCCAAACCGCCGAACAGCGCTTGCAGGCCCAAGAACAGCAGCGCGCCCAGGCCGAAACCCAGCGTTTCCAATCGCAAATGCTGGGAACCGCCGATTCCTGGGAAAAGCAGAAGGCCGCCAGCGACCCGGAATTTAGCGCCCGGCTTGATCTGGTTAAGGAAGTGGTTCAGGCCCGCGTTGGCTCCAACCCGCCGACGACCGCCGCCGATCTGCTGAAAATGCTGAACGATGCCGACGCCTTCGTGCGCGGCAAATTCCCGAAAGTTCCGCGCCCGGCAACCCCGGCAGCGCCTTCCCCCACGCGGACGGGTGTTACCTCGCCGCGCCCGAAATCCGCACTTGAGGCCGTCAACCTCGCGTTGCAAGCGAATTAGGAGGCTGAACGATGCCGTTCACTGCTGCCGAACTGACCAATATTCAAAACGCCGTTCTGGATTTCTATCTGAAAGGCGACGCCTTTGACCAGATCAAGCAAGATTACTTGCTGGTCGATGCCCTGACGAAACGGCAAAAAACCTTCCCTGGCGGGCGCGGCGAAATTAAGAAGAATATTCGCGGCAGCTACACCACGACGATGCAGTGGTATACCCACGACGACACCGCGACTTATGTTAACCCCACCAGCCTGCTTCAACCTTCCTTTACGTGGAAGGAAGGCCACGGCGGTATCAACGTAACGCTGACCGAGCTTAAAAAGGCCGGTATCAGCATCGTTGACAGCACGAGCGGCGCAAACACCTCGAAGCATTCGGAAACTGAGAAGGTCGAGATTACCGATCTTCTGACCGATAAGACTTACGACATGCTGCAAGGCATGATGCGCGATTTTAACCGCACGCTGTGGTCGGATGGGACGGCGGACCCGAAATCGCCGCCGGGCATCCTGTCGATGGTGACGACCACGCCCGCCGTGGGGGTAACGGGCGGCCTGAACCGCGCAACCTATCCGTTCTGGCGCAACCGCGCGCCGCCCGCCGTTGTGGCGACCCTGGCAACCGCCCCCGATCAACCGCTGACCGAAACGATGGAAGTGACGTGGCTTCAGCAGCGGCGTTACCAGGGCAAGCCGACTGATATGTTCGCCGGGTCGAAGTTCATCGAAGCCTACCAGCGCGAACGCCGAGTGAAGGGCACCTATACGCAAACCGGCTTCCAAGGGAAGCAGGATAGCGGCATGGGCGACCTGTACTTCAAGGGCATCGAAATCCAGTACGAACCGACGCTCGATGAATTGGGCATGGATAAGTATTGCTTCTCGCTCGACCTGAAGAACGCCATTCAGCTTTACGCGATGACGGGCGAAGACTGGAAAAAGCACGCCCCCGCCCGCCCGCCGGAAAAATACGTCATGTACAAGGCGATGACGTGGACCGGCGCTTTGACGGCTTGGCAGCTTTCCGGCTGCGCCGTTTTCCGCATCGCTTAAGGAGGCTTCCGAATGGCTACCGCCCGCGCAAACGCGAAATCCTACCCGATCTACAGCGCCCTTCTTGCTGTGGGGGGCGATACGAAGTGCATTGTTCCCCTCGAACGCACCGCGCCTGAACTCGCGCTGCTGGAAAAGCTGCACACCCATGACGGCGGCTTGACCTCGCCACTGTCCGAGGTGAAGCGCAGCGAGCGCACCGACGACCGCAGCGTGTTCGAGATTTACGACGATCTTGTCGCTCGTTATGGGCTCGAGCCCGTGCGCCGGATTATCGGCAATCGCGGCGTCAATCTGCCGACTGAATATACTGCAAGCGCGGAGGCGGCGGATACCGCCGAAGCGTAAGCCATGTGGACGCTGGGGCGGATGCTGGACGAATTGCGCCTGGAAATCGGCCAGACGATCAGCACCGCCGCCCAGCAGCAGGGCGCGGAAGAACGGCAGGTTGCCGCGCTTAATTCCGCCCAAACGATGCTTTGGTACGATTATGAGTGGCCCGATTTGCGGGCCTGGGCCGACAAGCCCTTAAAGGTCGGCCAGCGTTATTACGACCTCCCGTCGCTGGCCTCGGGCGCGCCCGGTGAACCTGATTTGCCCATCCAGGCATCCCAGGTGCGCCGGGCGGTTCTGCGTTGGGATGACCGTTGGTCTGACCTTGTGCGCGGCATTGACCCGCTGCTTTACGATATTGAGGATGGCGATAAGGGCGAGCATTGCGGCTGCACGGGCGAACGGTCCGACCCGCCGTCCCATTGGGATGTTCACGGCGACCGGCAGTTTCAGATTTGGCCGGTGCCGGATACCAAATGCCGCCTTGTGCGGTTCATCACCCTACGCCCGATGCGCGAGCTACGCGGCAAGGAGGATATGCCTTCGGTCGATGGGCGGCTTATCGTGCTGGTGGCGGCCTCCAAGCTGGCGACCGACGATAATCTGCGGAAGCGGATCGAGGCCGAGGCGGCGCGGCATTATCAGACCCTTCGAGCCCGCAACGCTAACCCGCAAGGCTGGTCCAACCTGACCGGGGCGCGCGACGGCAGCGGCCATAATTGGCGCTTTGACCCGCGCGAAACCGTTATCCGCTATCACCGCCCACGCAATTAGGGGGCGCTATGCCTTATCTTGCCATTGAGGATTTCCGCGCCGGGGTTGATCGCCGCCGGGCGCGCGCCCTGGGAAGGCCCGGCCAGCTTTGGACGCTGACGAACGCGCACATCAACGCGGGCGGCGAAATTGAGCGGCGGAAAAAATGGGTCAAGCGCTTCGATCTTCCGGCCAACTGCTTTGGGTTGGTATGGGCGCGCGGGCGGCTGTGGACCTTCGGGAGCCTTGCCGAGCCTAAGGCCATGCCGCCGGGCTTGAGCTATCATCGCCTTGACCACCCAAGCACGACAAACGACCCGGTTATGACGCGGCTGGTCGATGTTGAGCTTTTCAGCGGGAAATTCTACGTGATCGCCGACTACAGCAACGGCGACACACTGCATTTTTACGATGGGAAGACGGTAAAAGCACTTCTGGACGGCGAGGGGCAATTTACGCCGACGATTGGCAGCGTGGCGCAAAAGCTGGCGGCGATGATTGCGGAAGACGGCTGGTCTACGGTGGCCGATACCACGGCGAACAGTGCGGCCGTAATTATCGAAGGCGCTATCGGCCAGGATTTCACCGTTACCGCGTCCGTCCTGAACGGCAAGACCGACACGACCCAGGCCGCTGACGTGAAGCAGCTACAGGCCTCGCAACTGCCCATTGCCGCGATTGCCGCCACGGCGCGCTTCACGGTGCTGACCGGCGACCCGGCGGCGGCCTTGTCCGACCTTCAGGTGGACGGCGTGCCGCTGATTCGCGCGTCGGTGCCGGGCGACAAAGACCCGCTGGAATGGGCGGAAAGCATTCGACTGGCGATTAATGCAGGCGGGAGCCTATTCACCGCCGACCGGGACGGCGCAACGATCATTCTCCGCGCCCCGGAAAGCATCGGCGCGGGTTTGAACGGTCGCGCGCCGGTACTGTTCCAAATTGGCAACGCTTTGGGTGCGCCAAGCAAGTTCGCGGGGGGCAAAAACGGCTATGGCGGCACGGGCAAGCGCGTCGCGGTTTACCTGCTGGGGAAATTCGAGAAGGAAGATTCTTGGATGATCCGCGTCAACGCCCAGGCTTACGGCTATGTGTCGGGCCGGGGCGGCGTGGGGCGCGTTGCGAAGACCGATGGGGATAAGCTTTATCTCGGTTCGGGCTCCATCCTGAGTTTCAGCAAAATTGCCGATCCGCTGACCTTCTTCCCCCATGAAAACGGCGCGGGGTTCGTGAATTTCAACAGCCATTTCGGCGGGTCAGAGGATATTACCGGGATCGAGAGTTTCGGCACCAATCTTGCCGTATTCTCGGCATCCGCCGTGCAGATTTGGCGGACCGACGCGGACCCTGCGAAAATGGCGCGCTTGCAGACCATGCCGAATACCGGCGCGCTCTCGGGCCGGTCGGTCGCCTCCTACGGCGATAGCGACGTGTTCTATTTGGCGAAACAGGGCATCCGCACTTTGCGCCCACGCGGGGATACCGAGTTGGGCGAGGTCGGCGATATTGGCGCGCCGATTGACGCGCTGGTGACGGAATGGGTTGCGTCGCAGCATCCGGCCACGGTGGCACGGGCGCAAAGCGCCGTGGAGCCGGTCGGCGGCCATTATTGGCTTGCGGTGGGGCGGAAAGCCTTCGTGTTCAGCTATTTCCGCAGCAGCAAAATCAGTGCGTGGTCGGCCTATGATCTGCCGTTCACGGTGGATCGGTTCGTCGTCGCCCAGCAGGCCTTTTACGCCCTGGGGACCGACCGGGCGGTGTACCAATACGGCGGCCCGGCGGGCGATGAATGGGACGATGGCGAAATCTTGGTAGAGACGCCGTTCCTGTCCCTCACCGCCCCCGCCACCCATAAGGCGCTGAAGGGGCTCGATATAATCGCCCCCCTTGGCGAGTGGGATTATGACCTGCTGCTCAATCCCGATTCCCCCGACGTGGTGGCGATGGCGGGGCGCGGCCTGACCGGCACGACGACGCCGGAATTGAACATTCCGCTGAACGGGATCAGCACCCATGCCGCGCTGCGCTTGCGCTGCACCAAGCCCGGCCCGGCCCGGCTTTCGGCGATCATCCTGCATTTTGTGAAAGGGGACGCGGAATGAGTTGGCTTTCATCCCTCTTCGGCGGCGGTAAGGATAATTCCGGCGATATTTTGCGCCAGCAGGAAATCGACCGGCAGAATCGGATCACCCAAGGCACCGGGCAAATCAACGCGACATTCGCGGGGTATAATGACCCGTTCTATGACGGTATTAAACAGCGCTATCTCGACGCCTATTACCCGCAGATCGACAAGCAGTATAAGGACGGCCAGGAACAAACGACCTTCGGCCTCAGTCGTCAAGGATTGCTTGATAGCTCGGTAGGGGCACAGCAGTCGGCCAAGCTGCTTGAGGCGTTTCAGCAGGCGCGGCTTTCGGCGGCAGATCGGGCGCAGGGCGCGGCGAACACTATGCGCGGCAATATCGAGGGCGCGCGCGCCGATGCGCTGTCGTTACTGTCCTCGACCGCCGATCCTGCGACGGCAGCGGCGGTTGCCGCGAGCCGGGCCAAGGCCGCGAGCCAGCCTGCCGCCTATGACGTGCTGGGCAATATCTTCGGCCAAACCACCGGCCTGATTATGAACAATGAAATCGCCCGCAACCAATACGGCAAGCAAGGCGCAGGCTTTAGTCTGTTCGGCAGCCAAGGTTCCGGCAAGATTTTCGGATAGGAGGTTTGCATGTTCCCGCTTCTCCCCATCGGCCTTGCGCTGACCGGCGCATCGATTCTCGGCAATGGCATCGCCAATCGTCAGGTTGCCAAAGCGCGCGAGGGCGTAGCCGCCGCCGAGGTGGATCGTCAGCGGCGCTACCGTGCCCAGGCTGAAAGCGCCCTCGGTGACGCCCTGAAAAGCTGGGACATGGGCAATGCCAATCAGGGCATCGACAAGGCCCAGCAGCAGCTTACCGCCAGCAATCAGGCCGCCATTGCCCCGACCGGCGGCCCCGCGACGCCGACGCTGACCGGCGAGGCTCCCAGCGCGATTGCCCAGGTCTATCAAGACGCCGTGGCAAAGCAGCAGCAGGCAGGCGGCGAGGATGCCCAGCGCCGGGCGGCTTTGGGCGCGCTGCAACAGTGGATGCAGGGCCAGAACATCGGCATGAGCCGGGCGGGCCAGCAGATCGGGCAAGCCGCGAGCTTCAGCCAGGGTTCGAGCAATGTGCTTCCGGCTGAATTTGCCCAGGCCAACAACAAGGGCGCGGGCTTGCGCGGGGTCAGCAATCTCGCCGGAAACCTCGGGTGGGCAGCGACGCTGGGCGGCCTGTGGCAAGACCCGGCGACGGCGGCAGCTTATCAAACGGCGGTGCGGCGCGACCCGTTAACCGGGCTTGGGTACGGAGGGGTTTAGCATGTCGGTAAAGCAGTTTCTTGGCCTTGCTGGCCCGCCGAAGCCTGCCGGGGGCGGCGACCCTTGGGGCAGCGGCATTGCATCGGCAGTGGGGGCATGGCTTGCCTCGCAGCCCGACGTGAACGATCAGCGCCGAATGCAGATGGAGCGCGACCTTTACGGGGCGCGGACCGATCTTGTGAAGGCGCAGACGACGCAGGCCCAGGCCGAGGCCGGAATGAAGCAGGCGGCTTTCGACCAAGCCCAGCAGCAACGCACCGCGCTTCAGAATTTCTTGCAGAAGAACATTGCGGTTGATTGGCAGCAGTCGCCCGATTCCGTCGGCCCCCCGGACCCTAACCTGTCGCGCCCGTCGCCCTGGGAGGCCGTTCTTGCCGGGGTAAAACCGGACGATCTGGCGCAAATGTACATCAACGCCGAAGCGATGGCCCCCCAGCCGAACGATAGCCGGATGCGGACATTCGCGGTCGCCACCGGCAAGCCCGTTGGCGTCAATCAGGCTGTGAGCAGCGCCGAACTCGACATTGCGCGCGCGCTCGATCAGCAGAAGATCGACGCTGGATTGCGCGGCGACCAGATGCGGGCGAACGCCACGGTTCAGGCGGCACGCCTTCGCGCGACGAGTGGCGGCGGTGAGAGCTTCGCGCCGGTAGAGACACAGAACGGCATGATGATGGTGAATAAGCGCACCGGTGACTTTTCGCCGATGATGGACAAGGCGACCGGGCAGCCCGTGATGGGGAAGCAGCCAGGGAAGCCCGTAGCCGCCGCCGTTCAAAAGCAACTCGCCGATATGGGCGATACGCGCGCAAGCTGGAGCCGTTTGGCTGAAACTTTCAAGCCTGATTACGGTGGGCAGCCTTTCACGGGCGACGCGGCCAACTGGATCGGACGGACTTTCGGCGATAACTCTGGTCAGTCGCAATGGTGGCAGGATTACCAAGGCACCATCAATCTTGTCCGCAATCAGCTTTTCGGTTCGGCGTTAACCAAAGCCGAGCAAGATCAGTTTAATCGGTCCTCGGTGCAGCCGGGAATGAACCCTGACCAAATACAGCAGAACCTAAACCGTCAAGCGGTGCTTGTTGAACAGGCCATTCGCCGCCGGGTCGATGCTATGGCGAAAGCCGGGGCGGATAAAGACCAGCTTTATACCTTAACCGGGCTCGATATGGGGCCGCGCAATAGTCCCGCGCCCGCTGCATCTCCCGCCGATCCGCTGGGGATTCGATAAATGCCGACGATTTCCGAAGTCCGCCAAAAATACCCGCAATACGCCGACATGTCGGACCAACAGCTTGCGGACGCCCTGCATAGCAAGTTCTATGCCGACATTCCGAAAGCCGACTTCTACGGTCGCATCGGCCTCGGCTCGCAAGACCCCGCCATCCCCACGCCTGCCCAGGTGAACGCCGAGGCGACGGCGAATAAGGGCGGCGGGCCGCTGCGGTATATCGATAACCTCGTTCGCCAGGGCGCAAACGCGCTTACCTTCGGTTTTGCCGACGAGCTTTCGGCGGGCGCATCGCAACTCACCGGCATCGGCCCGACCGCCAGCGCGCCAAGCTATGACGCGGCCCTAGCCCAAGAGCGCGCGCGCGATAAGGGGTTCGAGCAAAGCAACCCCGTCGCGGCGACTGGTGCGCAAATTGCTGGCTCCATGCTGTCCTTTGGGCCTGGGGCTGCGATGGCGGCTAGAGCCCCGACGATTGGCGGTAAAATCCTGAAGTCCGCCACCGTCGCAGCCCCGATGGGGGCGCTTACCGGGTTCGGCCAAGGTGAGGGCGGCGTAGAGAATAGGCTGGAGAAAGCGCAGTCCGACGGCCTGCTTGCCGCCGGTATCGGCGCGGTCTTGCCTCCCGTGGCTATCGGGGCCGGGAAGGCCGTGAATGCGGTCAAGGACGCCCTCGCCCCGCTTACCGAAGGCGGACGCCAGCGCCTCGCCCGTCAGCAACTCGCCGAGGGCGTGACCGGCGTGAAAACCAAGGCCGATGAATTTCAGCCCGCCGTTCAGAAGGCGATTGAGAATATCGACGCGGCGCAAGCCCAGGCGCAGCAGATCAATGAGCCGCTGGGCTACCTTGAGGGCATCGCTGAAAACGTGATGGGCCGTGGATTGATCCGCGCGGGCGACCAATGGATTGACCCCGTCACGAAGCAGGTTGCCGTGAAGCCCTACCAGCCGACGACGGGCGTAGCCATCGGCACGCCGAACGCTCTGGGGGCCGAACAGAAAGCCCGTCTGCAAGCGCCGGATCAGTTCATTGCGCGCGATGCGCAGAATAATGAGGCTTTGACGGCATACCTGCGGACGCTCGACAGCGGCGACCCGGCGGTAGCGCAACGCGCGATAGGCGAGATCGGGCAAGCAAAAATCGCTGAGGCAGAAAACGCGGCCTCGCTTGCCCGCGCTGAAGCTGAGGCGGCGGCTCAGCTTCGTGGCGATGTGAGGGTTGAAGGGGCTGGACGCGTGCTGCTGGCCGAAGGACGCGCGGATAAGCTGAACGCGCTTGGCGACCAGCGCCTTGCGAACGCACGTCAACTCGCCACCGATATGACGGGTGCCGGAGATAGGCTAGTCGCTGAAGCGCAGGCGCGGCAGGCGTCCGCGCTTTCGGACGCCCAGCAAGGGCTATCATCGGCAAGAGCGGCGGCGTCTCAGGCCGAAGCCGACGCGCTTGCCCAGCGGTCAGACGCTCGCTTGACCGCTGCAAACCAATTGGCGGCGGCGCGGGGCGAGAAAAAGGCGGCACAGCAAGGTGCGCAAGCGATGCTCGACGCCGACACAGCCCGCGCCGCGCGGGAATTAGAGGCGCGACAAGCCGAAGCGACTGCGGCTCAAAGCCGCGTTTCCGGCGTGGCCGAAGGTTTGATCCAAGACAGCAGCAGGCCGACGTTAAGCGCGTCCGACGCCCTGTTAAAGACAATCAAAGCCCGTGACGAACAAACGCGCGAGCAATCCAATAAGCTCTACGACGCACTGAAACCCTATAGCAAGGAGATCGTGCGCGGCTCGGAAAAGCTATCGAACCTTGTGCGCTCGATGCGGAACGATTTTCTGCAAATGCCGGAAATTTTCGACAAAGTTCAGATGCTGGCTAAATACACGCCAGGCCAAGAAGGCGGCAAGGCGCGCCTGAATAACCTAATGAAACAAGTCGATGACCCTGAACTTTTGCTTATTGCCCGCAGGCTTATGGAAAATGAAACCGTTCCAGTTCCTTTTACTGCTGGAGAGTTAAAAATTATTGCCCAAGTCTCAGGCAAAATCGAAAGGCAATTCAGGTACAGCGCCGACAAACGCGACGTAGCTTTTCGGGCCGGGGAGCTTGCTGCCAAGGCGAAAGAGGCGCTGAGCGGACCGGGCGCGTCAGACAATGTTCGCCAAACCTATCGGAACGCTTCCTCTTTTTACGCCGCCGAGAGAATGCCTTTCCGCGACGGCGTGACGGGTAAATTGCTGTCTGGTGATGTGGCTGAAAGCAACGCCCTGAACGCCTATATCCGCCCAAACAGCGCGACCGGCGGCATTGGCGGAAAAGAAGCAGCCCAAGAAATGATTAAGGTCGCAGGCCGCGCGGCAGCAGAGCGCGCGGCGATTGACCATTTTGCCCAAATGGCGAAGGACAAAGCAACTGCCGGGGCTAAGGGCGACACGCTTTCCCCCCAAGCTATCCGCGAGCTTATCCGCGACTACAGCAATTTTCTTTCGGAATTTCCGGCGGTACGCAATACCCTAGAAGCAATGCGCAGCGAACTCGCCGTCGTAAAAGGCAATTTGGACGCAGCGACCGCCAGCGTCAAAGCGGCCCCGCGCGGCCCAATGCCTGAAACTACGGCAAAAGCTAAAGGGCTTGTTTCGGAAGCCGACGCACGGTTAGAGCGCGCAGTCTCCGGGGCAGCACAAACGCGAGTAGCCGCTGATCGGCAGGTGGAAGAGGCCCGCTTGAGCGCAAGGGGGATGATCGACGCAGCACGCTCGCCTATCGAAGCCCTGCGCGCCAGCACTGCCGTTCCCGATGCCCGCGCCGCCGCTGCAACGGCTAAATCTGGCGCAAGCAAGATAGTCGCCGACGCTCAAGGGCAGGCCAAGCAATACCAAGCCTATGGTGCGGATCGGCTGCGGACTGAAAAGACCCGCGCTTCGGCTGCCACCAAAATGGCCGATGATTACCTGTCTCAGATGAAGGCGTCGCTTGCCGCCGCAGAAAAAACCGCGCAAAAAGCCCCTGGAGAATGGGCGAAATCAATGCCGGGCTTCTTTGCCGATGGGGGGCACCCTGAAGCGACCATCAAAACGATATTGGGCAAGGCCGACGCGCCCGAAAGAATGCGCGAGCTTATGAGTGCCGCAAATGCAGCCGGGCAAGACGCGGTTGACGGAGTTAAGCAGGCGGTCACTGACCATATCCTAAAGGAGGCTTCGCAAACCAGTCGGTTTACGTCGGCGAGCGGCAAGCAGATCGGCGAGTTGAAGCTTTCGGCATCGGCGATTGAAGACCTTATCGGTAAAAGCAAGAAATTCCGTGCAACGATGGAGAAAATATACTCTCCCGACGAAATGCGCCGACTTGACACATTGCATGAACAGGTCAGCCGCATTCAAAAGCTGGGCAACCGCGCGACCAGCGGCAGCCCTACAGCAGAAAACGCAGGTCGGATGTTGAGCGCGGATAACATTCTTGGCCTCATGCTTGGTAAGGGCGGCGCTGCGGCGGGCGGTGCTATCGGTGGCGTTTCGATCTACGCTCAGGATTACAAAACAACGGCGGCAACTGGTCTCGTGGCGCTCACGGCCTGGAAAACCCGCGCCGGTCGCCAGCAAATCCAGGAGATCGTTAACCGCGCGCTTGTTGAGCCCGATCTTGCCCAAATCATGCTTTCAAAAGCCATCGAAGAGAACGCGCGAAAGGCCGTGAGCTTGTTCGACAAAATCGCCAAGCGCGCGCCGAATGTGGGGTTAGCGGC